AAAATGTAGTTAACTAACTTTAATATAGTTAGTTCTTTATTGTTATTATATTCATTTTCACTTATGTGTAATACTTTATATCCTGAATTTATAATATTCTCATCTCTATTCTTTTCTCTATTTTTATTTTCAGTTGTATCTCTATGATAATAAGTTCCATCAAATTCTAAAATTAAATTTAAACTTGGTATGAAAAAATCTGGTAGTATATATGATTTATTCAATTTTAATCTATATTCATAATTATTTTTACTTTCATGTATCTTATTGTTATTATCAAGTTTTGCAAAGTAAACCTTATCTTTAAATCCAACATTTAATAGTTCTTTATATATTGATATAAACATTTCTTGACTTATTTTACTATAATTAACTCTTTGATAATTATTTAACCATTTTTCTTGTCTGTCCACCCATCTTTTATATCCATTTTCAAATCCATATTTTAGAATACACTTTTCAAGTGTGAATGTTCTTTGTCTTTCCTTTAGCATATTTTTTGATTCTTCTTCACTATACCCTCTATCTATGTAATATTCTATAGTTGTATCAGATACCCTGTCTTTAATTGCATTCTTTGCAAATTTTGATATGTGTTCCTTTATATTTTCAACTCCTTCATACTTAGCAAATTTACTTGAAAAAGGACTTCTACTCTTTCTCTCTATTTCACTAGTATTGTTTTTATGATTTGGATTTTTATCTCCCTTTATTTTTTCAGAAAACATTTTTTTATATTTTTCGGTTTTCATATGTTGTCCAGAATTTATAGCAGTTTTTTCTTTATCTGATAGAGCCATTATTGGAGAATCAGGAAATAATCTTTTATAATCATCAGTTGTCATATTATGCCTAAACTTTAAATGTTTTCCATATATTCTCTTACATTGCTCACCACAAATTCTACAAGTAACCGTTTCTTTATTATCATCTATATTCATAAAAATTTATATTTTTTATTATATATTAAATCATCACGGCTTCCTTTCAAATTGGTTAAATGTTTTCTAAATAAAACAAAACATCATATAATTTTATCTTTAACTTTTCCAAAAAAGTTAATTTTCTTTCTTTAGAAATCATATAATAATAAAGCTTACCTATTCTAAATCCAATTTTTACATCATTCTCTTCAATACTACATAAAGTATTGAATGAAAACATTTGCCAATCTGACGACTTGCCATTAATATATTAAACCTACTATTGATAAAGTTGTGTAATATTTCTTTTTGATAATCTCTTAGTGAGATCTCACCAATTGAACCATCTTCTCTTTTAACTTTACAATATTTCTCTACAAAATAATCAATATCAAGTGCACACTTAACATACTCTTGTTGTTCTTCTGGTGACATTTTAAATGATACACCTGCTCTTCTTAAACCTACTTCTGATTTTAACCAGGGATTTTGGAATCTCTTTATTACAATACCATCATTAATCTTTTCACTGGCTTCATCTACTAGTTTGGTAGTGAATATCATTTGTTTTTCTACAACCTCTGCCATAAAGGAAATTTATTTTTTTATATATATTGTAAAAAAACATCTACTTATGTCAAAAACAGAAAAAGAGAGAAATAGACTACAGGATGAATTTGACCAAATACAGTCTGAAAGTAGTGAATTTGATATATCAAAACACTTGGCAACTACTGAATTCTTACCTGATTTAGGTGAGATAGAAATATTTGATTATGATACAGAGATAACAGTTTCACATCAACAATCATTGGATGTATTAGAATCATTAGTTGATTTATATCTAAGTGATGTGCCACAATTAAAAGAACATCCATATATTAGAAATAAGATGAGAGAGGATGCATCTGTTTATGCAGAGGCTGTCTTTTTGGTAAAGATGACAAGAAAGAATTTCTTGTCTCAATTAAGACAAGTTGATAATAGTGATAACTCTGCAAGAATGCATGAGGTTATTAATCAAACAATTGGTCAAATTAGAGAGAATGCCAAATTTGTATCCAATCAAAGAACAGAATTGGAAAAATTCTATAAAAATCTAAGAAAGGATATGGGTTATAATGAAATTGAAAATCCAGAGATTAAGAAAGCTGAGGAATTGAAACAAGAAGAACAAACTGGAGAAGAAGGTGCTATTATGGATAATAGAAAACTTAATGAGATGATTAAAAATGCAATGACACAAAAAAAGGATTAAGTAATTAATCCTTTTTTTTATTAATATTGAATACAAAACTTTCAAACTTCTTTATTACATTTTGATATTGTAACTCAATTTTTGATTTAACAAACAAATTAACTTGGTTAAAAGTTACTTGATTTATTAACAATTCACAAATATTTTCTTTTATTATTTCTTTAACTCTATCTTTAACTAAGTCTTCTGAGTTTTCAATTAAAAAATATAAGACATTATTTACATTTTTCGCAAGCTCTATAACTCTTAATTCATCATCATAAAAACTAACAACATCATATTTAGTTATTTCGGTATGTGAGAATTTATCACCATCTGACTTAAATCCTATTAAGTGTTGAAGTAGAAGCCTAACTTTTTTATTATTAATATCATCTTCATCTCTGTTATAGAAGGTTTCTGATATATAATAATAATTTTTTACTACAAGTCCAATTTCTTTTAATTTATCCTCTAATTTGGAAATTATTAGTTCATAATTGTTTTTAGTGTTTTTAGAACATATTATATAAATATCACCGCTTGTATTTTTTAGATGTCTTATGTTTTCTAAGTGTATTGTGAAATCATTATTTTCAATAATTTCTTTATTCATAAACTCCTGCATGGAGAATGCCAATCTTGATATGTTTATGTTTTTATTTTTACTCTTAATTTTTATTTGATCAAATAAATCTTTACTTAGCCAGTAAAAATCACCTTGCATTTCAAACTTGATATTATCTTTTTTATAAACACCTTTTTTAATCAAATTGAAGTCTGATTTAGATATTCTTAATAATGGGTTATTGGGTTTATCTCTATCAACAATCCATACTTTACTATTTGTAGTGATTAGAGAATTTATATCAAAGAAAAATGCTTTATTACTTATTTGTTCCATAGATATATATATTAAAAAAATAAAACCTATCTTTTATAATAGGTTTTAAATATTTTATCTTATTAAATTTCTACTTAATGCAAAATCATAAAGAACCGGTAAATTTAGATTTTCTATAAAATGTTTTCTAACATCACCTAATGTTTTTGATCTATTTACAATATTTAAAATTGAGAATCCAAATTCTTCTTGAAAATCTAAATAACAATCACACCAAGGTCTATTATAGTTCTCTAGAGACTTCCATTCTTTATTTCCACCACTTAACCAGTATAAACTTTTTTCAGGTGTTATATCTTCTGTATTAATATCTTTTATTTCCACATCCCAAACTTGGTCATTAATATCACAATCTCTAACTAATAGTGATACTGCTTCTGCAATATCTGTTGTTAACTCTTTACCTATTTCAAAAACCCATTTATTTCCTTCTATGCTAATCTTTCTTGTTTTGTCAGTAAATATTGTCTTAGTGTCAATTCTTTCAAGTAAATCTTTTCTTTTCTTCATAGTTTAATAAATTATTTTTTATATCAAAGAGTATTTTTATCTTACTCCACTCTTCCAGATTCCATAAAACTGGCCATTTTCCCAGATACCATTTTCCCAGGTTCCGTTAAATTCACCATTTTTAAATATTCCATAATACCAATTACCAAAGTTATAGTTACCACTATGCCAAATAACTGTATTATTTTTAATTTCAATAATAGCTGATTCAACTTCTGAGTCTATTAACCAGTAGAATTTTTCTTCTTTTAAAATTTTTAGGATTTGTGACTTTGTGGTGATGGTTTTATTATTGTATTTTAATTCTATAATTCCCATTTTTTTAATTCTTAATTTATATGACATATATATTTTATATTATTTTTCACTAATTTTTCACTATTGTTGTTTTTATTAAAAAAATGTAGATTTTAATTTTAAAAAGTTTTTAACACCAAATAACTAATAGGTTTTTTACATTAATATTATTTATTTTTAGAGAAAAATAATTTAATATATATGTTAATAAAAAATATCAATTAATATGAGGCATCTTAGTAAAAGAGAAGATTTCTTGAAAAGAAATAAATATTCAAAACTACAAAATATAATAAATGAGGAAGCAGGTGGTCCATTTACTAATGATATTCCTTGGGGTGATTCTTTAGTGGGTAGATTAATAAACTCTTTTATAAGAAAGGCAAAAATTGGTTATAACTCAACTAAAATAGAGCCTTTGGTTGAGTCATTTAAAAATCAATTAGATATTCTAATATCTGGTGCTTTATCTAAAGATACTCTTGCACAGTTTAATTTATTACAACTTAAAGCATTATTTCATAACATAAAACAAGTATGTATTAATCCAATTTCAGATGAACAAAAATTAGATGAACTTATAGGAGGTCATCAAGATATTTGGGATCAATCACAACAAGATGGTGGTAAATGGGAAGATATTTTAAATGGTGGTTTGGTTACTGAATGTTATGAGTATATTAAAACCAAAATAGATAAAAATATATTGGATGATGCAAATATTTCAAGAGATAAACTTTTAGATGAAGTAAGTATATTTATTGATAATCTTAGAAGGTTAATAAATGTAAATATGGCACCTTTACAACAACAAGGTAACAATTCTTTTGCACAACTATTTGCACATTTAGTTAATAGATTTAGTGTTATTAATGAGAGTATATATAACAATTTTGGCGTTATTATTTTAGAAAAAATGAGTATTGATGAGTTAAGGGCAAATGTAAAGAAGAGAGAAGAAGACCTATCAAAGATGGTAATAAATGATCCAGGTAGGTCGGCCATGGAGAATGAGTTAAATAATGCAAAAAGTGTTTTAAATAAAAGATTGAGTACTGAGGGTAAATCATCAGTTGTAAAAAATGGTGGTTTAACAACAGATGTTAAAAAGGAAGCGGAAAAATCTAATAAAACTGAAACTGGTGTGTCAGTTGTGGATAAAACAGAGACTGGTGTGTCAGTTGTGGATAAAACAGAGACTGGTGTGTCAGTTGTGGATAAAACAGAGACTGGATTAACAACTACTGATAAGGTAGAGACTGGTCTATCACTTACTGATGATACTAATGATAAAATTAAAAAAATAAAAGAATTGGCTTTAAAATGTAAAACTAAAGAGTTAGAAAGCACAGAAGAAATATTGAAAGATAGTGAAGCATTAGCATTTATTAAAGCGGTTGCTACATTAAATCAAGAAGATCTGAACTATATAAAACGTAAAAATCCTAAAGAAGAAGGATTTTCAAATGATATTAGTAAATTTAATAATAGTGAGGATGTAAAAAGTGTTACAACAGAGGATGTTAAAGAAAATTCAAGTTTTGTGTTTTTATATGAGGCAACAAATGGTACAGGTGGTACTGCAAGTAATCCAATTTCAACAGTTATTAATTGTTGGAATAAGTTTGTAAAAGAGGCAAGAATACCCTCTGAAATGGTTAATATAACACAAAGAGAGATAGATGAATTAGATAAATTAACAAGTAATAATGTAAATGGTGTTCTAAACTATGATTTATCAACTAATCCAGATCCTATTATTGCAATTTGTAGAATATTTAAAAGAGCAAATGAAATTTATTTTACACCTGTAATTCCATCAGGAAGATCAGGAGGTAAGGTATCTAATAAAACATTCTTAGAATATGAAAAGTTGAGTGGTGGTTCATCTGGTGCTGGTGATGCCAATAGTCCTGGTTATGGACCTTGGGTAGTTAAAAAATTAAGAAATGCTTGGGTTGATGGTGTTATGAAAGTTATGGAGGATCAGAAATATAGAAAGGTTCTATCTAATATTAAGTTTATAGTATCTGGATCAGAAGATAACTTCAATAAAACCACAGAGAGTATTATAAAAAAATATGATGGTTTTGTGAAAATCTATGAAGCTGAAATTGAAAATGCTGCAGGAGGCAAATTAGGTAAAGATAAAAAATCACATGGACAAATATTATTTGATTTTATAAATGATTTATTGGATAATAAAACGGCTGCAAACTTTGATGAACAAAGAAGAATTTTATTAAAGAAATACTTTGAACCTTATGGATTAAAAGTCATTACTGATAAAGGTAAAACACCTCCACCTATAATTAGACAACCTGAGTGTGATCCAAAAACTATTTTTTGGTCACCTATAAGTAATTTTACAAATGGTAATATACAAACAAATTCTGGTAAATTCTATGCACTTCCAATAGTTAAAGTTGGTCCTGGTAATCATGATATGATTTTTCTTCAATTATTAAAAAGAGTTACTCCACCTGCTGGTATTAATGTAGAGTGTTATTATACAAAATTTGTATTTGATAATCAAGAAATTGTTAATAAATATAAAGAGAGTAAACATCCTGATTATAATGTAACTACTGATTGGTCTACACAAGATAATTCTCCACAAAATGTTTATTATGGAATAATTACTAAAATATCTAACAATAAATTTAGTTTGTTTTATTCAAATGTGACAAATCTATCACCTGATAAAATATATGGTAAGAAGAATAATTTTACAATATCAACAAGTGGTGCAAAGACTGGTCCAAATGGCAGTTTTCCAGTTTGTTTATCTGTATTAATGGAGTCAGCTACACAAAATCAATCAACAGAAGTAAATACTGATTTTTGTGGTGTTATGAAAGGAGAGAAAAATAATCACAATGATAATCTTTTTATAGTATCAAAAGATCCAGATTTTAGTGGTCCATTAAAGGATGTTTTAATTAAAAAAATGGAAAAGGAATTTACCAATCCATAAAAAAAGAGAGCATCAGCTCTCTTTTTTTATATATCTTTTGAAATATCACCAAGAAAATTAACTTCCTCCATTGTTAGTGATCCAAGACCTTGTGTAAATATTTTTTCTAAAATAACATCTAAACTTAGATTTGTGTTTTTTCTAACTACATTACAAGGTAAGTCACCACTATCTAATGTTGGTACGCTTTCTATAAATCTTATAAAATTATCAGTAAATTTTTTACCTTCATAATCTTGATATGCAATTACATATCCATTCTCTGGATTAATCCATACTTTCCACCAAACTGCACTTGTAACTGTAGCATATGCACAAGCATCCCATAATTTTCTTGCTAAAGGATAAGTATCATATATTTCGTTACAAGTAGGAAATGAATCTTTATCCCCAATGTCTGGTAGATTAATATTCATTTTATATAAAAAATTAGCAATCTCGTCAGCTGAACTAAAATATGGTACAGCCTCTTCATTGGTTAATTCTATTACTACAAGTTTTGTGTTTAACATAAATAATTATTAGATTACAAATATACAATATATTTTTATAATAAAAAAATATTAATATATAGAATATGAAATATTTAAAAGATTATAGTTTGTTTTTTGAAGAGGCAGGTTTAGATATACAAGCTACTGATACACCTGATATTAAGACATCAAAACAACAGATGGAACTTATTACAAAACAAATGGTAGATTTTAAGACAAATAAACCACAAATTGACAATTTATATAAGACAACTAAAGACAAAACACAATTGGAGTCTGGATTAATTAAGATACTTGGTATTGATGTTAAAAATAGAAATCCATTCTTAGTTGATTATGTATCAATTTGTAAAATGAGTGCAGATGTTGATAACATGCAAGAAGAGAATAGTTTAGATAAAGTTAGACTTGATGATTTTCAGAGAGATTTAAAAATAACAACTGATCCAAATACTAAACAAACTCTAACTACTAAAATAGCAGAAATTAATAAGAGAATGACTGATAGAGTTACTAATATAAATAAAATTCAAAATGATTTTAATCTTGCAGATAAGTCACAAAAGGATAAAATGTTAAAAATGGAGAAAGATATTAAGGACAATATCACAAAAATATCTAATGTTAATCAAAAATAGAAAAAATATCACTTTTTTCTTTTAATATATACATTAAAATAAAAATTAAAATATACAATATGGCAATTCAAATTGGAAAATACAAAAGACCTGGTATCTTCATTGAAGAAATTGACAAGTCAATTTTTAGTACAGCTGCTGCTGCTGACTCAATAACTAACCTTGTTATTGGTGTTTCTAAAAAAGGACCGGTTAATACACCAATTAGATTAACTACTGTTTCTGACCTAGAAGCTGTTTTTGGTCAATTAGATAGAAACCTAGAGAGAAAGGGTTCTTTCTTTCATAGAACAGTATCAAAAATGTTAGAGACTACACCAGTTTATGCAATGAACTTATTAGTTACTAATGATACTTTAGATACTATTGAATATAAATCATTATCCACATCAGCTGTTTATAAAAATGATATTAAGAGAGAGGGACCTTATAGAAGATTCTTTGATACTACAGGATTCTGGAGTAGAGATACTGAGTCATTTATTAACTTAACAAAAGGTGATCAAGGATATGCAGATAGAGCATTATCTTTAACTAACTTATCTGATAGACATATATCAGTTTTTGTTGTTAAAACATCTGTTACTGGTTTTGATAGAACTTTACTTGAATGGTATGGTTCTGTTGAGAAAATGCCTGCTTATGTTAGTCAATTAGACTATGCATCTGATTATATGGTTGATGTTGTTGTTGTTGGTGGTGATTGGTCTAACTACCGTGAATTGGCTGTTGATTCTAGATGGTCTACATATTTTAATACAAGTGGTTTAATAAAGGGTCAATTAAGAAATTTTGCAAATGATAGAAATATCACTTTATTGACATATTATGAAGGATTGTCACTTATTCCATATTTTAGAGATTTGAATGGTAGAAATATATTTATAGAAACATCAATTAATAGAGATACTGATAGAACAGGTTTATTCTGTGAATTTAATGCAGATTTAGTAGAACAAGATTATTATACAGGTCTACTTGACCTTACTGGCAATACTTTGGCTGGTATGAATACAAATAGTATTGACTTCTTGTCATATAATGAGACAATTTCAGAAAGTGTTTCATTAACTCAAGTTCCACTTGATTTACCAGGTAATGTTACTTCATTATTTGGGAATCAATTTGGATTAACTGGTAGTTTATTATTTACAACTACAGGAACACCATCATCTGGTACTTATGGTATCACTGGTTCAGTTGGTACTGGAGTAATAGTTTCTTTTGGTGGTACAAACAGTACTGCAACTGTTTTAGACTCAGGTATTGGTTACCAAATAGGTGAAACTTTCACAGGTTTATTAGGTGGTGTTACTGCATCAATTACTTTTAATAGTAATAACTTAACAAGAGTTTCTGATTATTCTTATGGTGGTCAACCATATCATGCATTTAGTACTGATGGTACACCTGCATCTTCTGGTGTCATTCAAAATGGTGATAACAGAACAGGTTATTTTGGTGAAGGTACTGTATTTAATGTTAATAGAATTACACGTAATACAACTGCTACTTTCTCAACTACTTATAATGTTAATTCTGATGCGTTTGTTATATTAAATGGGATTAAAGTTGATATTACTACTTCTAAAACATTTAATATATCTGCAACTAATTATCCAGTTGGTGTTACTGCATCATATACATCAGTATTCTATTTGGATTCAACTGGTGTGATTAAATCTACTAATGGATTGGTTAAAGGAACTAAACCTGTACTTTCTTTAAATAATGTGGTGCTTGGTTATGTTGAGTTAACTATAAATCAAGGTGCATTTGTTTCTTATGAGTTTACTGATATAACAGTAGATGAAGTTGGGTATAAAGATTTTATCTTTGGTAAAGAGATAGTGGGTACAAAGTCTGATAATAAAACAGCTCCTGATTTCTATGTTGAAGAGGTTACTACTGCAGATGGTTTTAAATCATCAATTAAAGTTACTTTTGTTGGAACTAATACAGTTTCTTCAATTGCTAATTATTCTCAATCTAGAAAGATAAAGATGTTTAATTGGTTAACTGGTATAATTGATAGTGTTAATAAAGATAAAGTTTCATTATTATTAGATAGGAGAACAAATACTAAATATAGTTTAATTGATGCTAGAATAACAAATATTGAGTTTAGTTCTGTAAAAAATAAATCATTTGTATTAAACTTAATGACTTCTTCAATTAGTGATATATTAAAAGGTTGGTTAACTTTCTATACAGAAGATAATGAATTTATATTAGGTTCTGATGAGGTTATAACAAAGGATAAAGTTGCAACAAGTAATCAAGGGGTTGTAGGTAAATATTCTGATTTCTATTTAGATTTTTATAATGGAGTTATTAATACAGGTGATTTCTTTTATGATAATAGATTGTATCTAGATTCATTAGATGGTCGACCTAATAGTTTATCTGCTACAGGTAGTACAATTAACTTTACATTTATAGATGGTAAAAAAGCAACAAATGATATTTATTCTAACTATGTAGGTCATAACTATATAGTTATCAATACACAAGAGGTAAATCTTACTTCAAATGAACAGATAGTGGTTCCTTCATCTGACTTAAATACAGGTGTATTTACAATAGTAAATAATTCAGTTAATCCAAATGATGATGCCGGTACTTTAGCTTCTGTATTAGGATTTACAGGTTCATATGCATATGAAGTTGCTAAAAATGTTACTTATGAGACATTATCTGGAGTAAATACAATATTTGCTATTAATAGTAAAAATTATCTTAAAATGTATATTGATACTGATGGTGCATTACATGCAAAATTTGTGGATGAAACATTAATTGCAACATCAACTGTTGATACTATTGTTAATAATACTTTTTATGTTCAGTCAGTCTGAGTTATCAAACTTAAAACAAACTATTGAAATTGAAAATCCAGTAGGATATACTAGTGTTCCTAATAAAGTATTAGTAAATGGTTCAAGATATACGGAATTAAAAGTTGGTGATTTCTTAGAAGCAGATACTACAGGAGTTAAATTAACTCTTGGACAACAATATACTAGAAGAATTACAAGAGTTTTAAGTAAAAGACAATATACAGGAGATCCTACATTATCTGAAATTACTTGCGATGCTAAGATATTAAAAACTGAGTTAGTGCTTGGTAGTGGTGATTTTCAAACAACAAGATATTCAAGTATTGACCAATATGCAACAACTTATAAAACAATTGCATTAAAAGGATTTAGAATTAGAGAAGCTTCTTTACCTGATGGTACTGAAACTAGACAAAATGCTATATTGAATGCTGTTGCTAAAGGAACTCCATTATTTAAGGCATTGATAAATAAAGAAGCATTTGACTTTAGATATTTAGTTGATGCATTTGGATTAGGATTAACAGAAAGATCTAAACAACAATTAGTTGATATTTGTGGTGAGAGATTGGATTCATTTGGATTCATTAATATGCCATCAATTAGACAATTTAAAAACTCATCTTCACCAAGTTTTGTTAACTCAGAAGGTGTATTACAGACAGAGTTTATTGCAAAAGGAGGAGATCCAGAAAGCAATCCAGCATTCTTGTATTCATTTGGTGAAGGAGCAGGTGTTTCTGCAGTAGGTTACTTTACACCATATGTAGTGGTAAATGATAGTGGTAGACCATTAAATTTCCCTCCTGCATCTTATGTTGCAACTACATATGTTAGAAAACATATTTCTAATGTTAGCTCAGTTACTCCTTGGACTATTGCAGCTGGTGTTACAAATGGTAGAGTTACAAACATTGCTGGATTAGAAATTGATTGGGATCCAACAGATTTAGATTTCTTAAACCCTGCTCAAATTAATCCAATAGTATTGAAAAAGAATAGAGGTTATATTATTGAAACAGAAAATACTGCTTTAGTATTATATAAATCTGCACTTTCTTATATACATGTTAGAGAGGTATTAATTGAGCTTGAGAGAGAATTATCTAGAATGTTGCTTGATTACCAATGGAAATTCAATACTCCTGATGTTAGAGCTGAAATTAAATTAAGAGCAGATGTTATCTGTGAGACTTATGTAAGTAAAAATGGTTTATATAATTACTTTAATAAAATGGATGATGAAAATAATACTGTAGAAGTAATTGACAACCAAATTGGTGTTCTTGATACTTATGTAGAACCAATTAAGGGTATGGGTATTATCGTAAATAACATAACTATTCTTAGAACTGGTGCAATTGATGCTGGAGGTTTCGCAACAGCTTAACAATATAAATAAATTTAATAAAAAAGAGGGAATTTAATTCCCTCTTTTTTATTAAAGGGAGATAGGAATATTTAATATATATGTTAAACAATATGTATTATGAATTTAGAAATATTTAAACAAGTAGATCCATCAGGTAGAATGTCAAAAGAATCATTTCTACTTAAAAACCACACCGAAGAATATAATTATATTATAGAATATTGTAATATGAACTACACATCAGCTAATTTAACATTTAAAGAAAAGGTATATATATGTGTAAATAATCTAAATTCTATATCAATATGCAAAAATCCAAACTGTAATAATAAAGTTAAATTCAAAAATTCAACCATAGGATATTTAGACTATTGTTCAAGAAAGTGTATATCATCAGATCCAAATATTAAAAAAATAAAAGAGCAAAAATCGATAGATAAATTCGGAACAAAAACACCAGCAGAATCACAGGAAATTAAAAATAAAACACTTAAAACAAATAATGAAAAATATGGTGGTAATTCACCAATGTCCTCAATAAATACACAAAAAAAATCAAAAGAAACTCTTATTAAAAATTATGGAGTTGATAATCCAAACAAATCACCAGAGTTATTAAAAAAAAGAATAGAATCATTCAAAATTAGTGATTACAAAAAAACATATAAAAATACATCAATTAAAAAATATGGAGTTGAACACCCATGGATGAATAAAAATATACACAAAAAAACAATTGATTTCTTCTATTCTGATTATAAAACAAGAATAGAATCTAAAATAGATATAGATAAGTTTAAATTTATTGAATTTAAAAAAGGAATATCAACAAGCTTATCTTTTCATTGTAAAGAGTGTAATTCTAACTTTGATATACTAACTTATCAATTTTACTACAGAATAAATAGTAAAATTAATATATGTACAAATTGTTTTCCAATATCAGAAAATGCTTCTATATCACAAATTGAATTATATAATTTTGTTAAAAATAATTATGATGGTGAGGTTATATCAGATTGTAAAAATGTAATAAAACCTTATGAAATAGATATTTATATACCAAAATTAAAAATTGGATTCGAATTTAACGGTGTTTGGTTGCACTCAGAAAAATTTAAAGGTGAAAACTATCATTTAAAAAAAATAGAAATATCTAAAATAAATGATATTGAATTGATTTCAATATGGGAAGATGATTGGAATATAAATAGAGAAATTTGTGAATCATTCATATTGAACAAATTGAACAAAACTAGAAATAAAATATTTGCTAGAAAATGTGAAGTAAAGGAAATAAATTATAAAATATCAAAAAAGTTTTTAGATGAAAATCACCTACAAGGTGATTGTAAATCTTCTATTAGAATTGGTTTATATCATAATGAAGAATTAGTTAGTTTAATGACATTTTCTAAATTAAGACTACCATTACAAAGATTTGAAAAAAATAGAAATAAAGATAAACATTATGAACTCACTAGATTTTGTAATAAAATAAATAATAATATAGTTGGTGGTGCTTCAAAACTATTAAAATACTTCAATAAAACATATTCACCTATACAAGTTGAAACATATTCAGATAATTTAATATCTAATGGAAATCTATATGAAAAATTGGGGTTTAATTATTCACACACATCAAAACCTGGATATTGGTATGTAATAGATGGTATAAGGGAACATAGATTTAACTGGAGGAAACAAAAATTAATTAAACTTGGATATGATGTTAATAAAACAGAAGAAGAAATTATGAGTGAACTTGGATATTATCGTATTTATAATGCTGGAAATAAAAAATGGATTCTAAAAATTTAGAATCCATTTATCTATTTTTCATATTTGGTATCTAATTTTAGAAACTGTTTTTAATAGGAAGATTGAATCTTTCAATATATAATATGTAGAAAAAATAATAAATTAAATTATGTCAAATAAAAAAGATGAAATGTCAGAAGAAGATTACTTAAAGAGACATTTAGGGGATATAGAAACTGGTAAGAATTCAAACTTTGTATCAGATATTCCATTCAAACAAGAAACTCAAGTTGAGGCAACAAAAGTTGATGACTTACAATACTTCAATTGTGATATTAGAGAATTACCTTGTGGTCAATTTTATCCAACAGGTTCTCTATTTATGGTAAGACCTGCAAAAGTAAAAGAAATTCAAGCATATTCAATGGTTGATGATAATAACTTTTATGATATTGTAGAGAAAATGAATGATATGTTACAATCTTGTGTTAGAATTAAATATCCTGATGGAAGAATTGGATCATTTTTAGAAATAAAAGATCAAGATAGATTATTTTTGATATTTCTAATTAGAGAATTAACATTCCAACAAGGTAATACATTAAATGTAAACGCTAAATGTACTTGTGGTAGTGATGTTTCAGTTGAGTTAACTAGAAAAAACTTTAGTTTTCATCAAATTGACTCTAACTTGTCTAAGTATTTCAGTGTGGCACGTAATTGTTACTATTTTGAAACTAAGTCAGGTGGTCAATTTGAATTAACACCACCAAATATTGGATTACAAAAGGCATTTACTGACTATATCATAACCGAGAATAATAATAAAGTTGCACCAAATTTATCCTTCTTAAAAATAATTCCTTTTATGTTGGGTGGTAGAACAAATATTACATATGAGGGTATTAAAGCTAAACTTGTAGAATTTCAAAATATGAGTGATCCAGACTTTCAATTCTTAAATGCTGCAGTTGGTAAAATGACATTTGGTATCAAAGAGTTAAAAAAACAATGTGAGTGCGGTGAGGAGGTTACTGCAGAAATGCAGTTTCCCAACGGAACATCAAGTATTTTCGTTATTCATGATGCCTTTGAAGCATATATTAAAGAATAAGTTGTTATTACAAAAACATTTTCATACTCAAGAAGTATCAATGGATGAATGGCCATATTGGATGTTTGAAGAAAACATTAACATAGTAAATGAGATTATTGAAGATGAAGAAAATCAACGTAAAAAGGATGAAGAATCACAATCTACTTCAATGCCAGACACAAGTTCAATGATGAAAAGTGCTCAAAATATGACAAGTAACATGCAAATGCCAAAGTTTTAAAATAAAAAATCCATCTTTTTGATGGATTTTTTATTTTTAATAGTTTTAAGATTAATAACCTGAAACCAATGGTGGGTTGATAGTAAAGTTATTATCAATATATTCATCAATAAAGTAGTCATAAACAAAATCACAAACAACTTCACCAACAATATCATTTTGTGACCAATCTAGTTCATATCCTGCAACTTTTTTAATCTGACAGTTTTGGAATGTAACTCTTCTTAATACAACACCTTTTTTATCATGTTGATTAACAATAATAGTACCAATAATATCACTCTTATAGTGAAGAGCACCATTTTGTGAATTGAATACCAAGTCATACCATGCTTTCATAGTATTCCAGTTTTCAATAGAACCTTGTCGATTAACATTAATCTGAATAGGAATACTAATTTCACCATCAGTTTTATTAGGTGTTGTTTGAAATACTCTAGTTGAATATTTGAATCTTTGTTGTTTCTGAGTAATATCAAACTCAGTTAAATTTAATGCAATTTTAGTTGCATTTTGTAACAATAAAATTGGATCTCTACCCTGTGCTTGTAAAAGTACTGGTAGGATGAATGTAACCTCAAATAAATTTTTGTAAACTACTTCATCAGGAAGCGTTCCAGGTCCCCCTGGTGAGCCTACACCTTGTATCTGTGTATAATGTGGTAATGGCATGTGTTTTTTATTATTTTTTATTAACTTTTAGTTATTAAAATATATATTAAATACTTTAATTTCTCTTACTACTATATATTAGTATAAAAAAATGCTTTTTTTCTAACTTATACTACTTTTAAGAATCCTTTTTATATTCAATATTGTTATTTTTACAATAATTCTTATGTAGAACTTTTATTACCATTTTATTTTCAACCTTTCTTATCTCATATTGTGTTACATTAATCTCATTAAATAGATTAATCATATGTGACCAATCCTGGTCAAATGAATAAGTGACGTAGAATTGCCTTATTTTATTCTTCTCATTGAAATAAAAACAACCATCATCATCAATTAGACCCAAATAGAAATACCTTTTTAAGATTATCAGGTATTAATTTTATTAATTTAATAGGAGAGTTTATACTTTTATTTATAAAATATTTGGAAAAATAAGAATCATATATTTTTGTATTACAAAAATATATTGTCATTTGTGGTCTTCTATCTTTTCTGTGTCTTTTCATAGTACATATTTTTAGAAAATCTATTTTACATATATTATCTACAATTGTTACTGCATCATCCTCTAATATTTCAATTCCTACTCTTGTTCTTTCTATAAATCCATCAGATCATAGAAATCCAAGGTAATACACAAATTACTTAGACCACTTAATTTCATAATTCATAAACTTATTTTATTTTTTATACTATATACATTAAGTTTCAAAACTATAAAAATAGTATATATACATATGAGTAAAATT